GTCTGAACCGGGCCGCGCCCAAATGCCCGGTTGATGAGCCCTCCGATTGCGCCGCCAATGGCCGCACCGAGCGGCCCGCCTAGCAGCGCACCGATGGCGGTGCCGCCGATGTTGCTCACCTGCGCATTGCCGAATGCCGCGAACTGTCCCGATATGAGATTGCCCAGGCCGAGCCCAACACCTGCCCCGCCGAGATAGCTGCCGATGGTGCCGAGCGAGCTGGCGTTGCCCATCAGCGATCCGCCGAATTGGTTGAGCACGCCCGTGGTGTTGCTCACCAGCCATTGCCCGATGTCGTTTGCGGCGAATGCAACGCTGTCGCCGAGCCGGGTGAACCCGCCCACGATGGTGTCGTAAATCGAGCGGATGCCGCTCAATGCCTGCACGCCGCCAAGGCCCTGCGCGCTCGCCGCGCCGCTCATGCCCATCGTGCCAGCAAATGCAGCGGTGATCGGCATCACGATGGCCTGCACGATTGGGCGCAGCACCAGCCGTCGGAACAGGTCGCGCAGATAGTCCGCCACCGAGCGCCCGCCGTCCATCAGCGCATCGACGAATCCGTCGCCGATCTGCTGCCAGTGATCCTGCCACGCCTCAAGCTCCGCCCGCCGTAGCTCGGCATTGGCCTGTGCGTGCTCGCTGGCCCGGCGCTGCTCATCGCGGGAGACAATCGCGCCCCGGATCGCATCGGCAAATGCCTCATAGGCCTCGGTGCCCCGCACGACGCCCTTGCGCTCTAGCTCCATCATGGCCGTGGCGATTTCGCGCTCAACGCCGCTCATCTGCAACAGCCGCGCCTCGGTTTGCAGGCCCTCGTGCATTTCCCGCGCCGCCCGGATGCGGGCCTCGATGGCCAGCCGGGCATCCTCCTCCCGTTTAAAATCCTCGTCCCATTGTTTGTTGGCAATTTCTGCCGCCTGAATTTCGGCGCGCAGACCCTCATCGCGGGCCGCCGTTTGGGCACGGGTGGCCTCGGTAATCGCTGCGATTGTCGGGGCCTGCCTGCGCATGGCCCTGGTGGTGGCCGTGATCGACTCCACCGCCACACTGCCCGATGCGTTCCAAGCTTTGTCCATTTCGGCCAGGGTGTTTTTCAGGCCACCCACCAGGTCGGCCCGTAGCTGGCGGGAAATGTCAGCCGCAGCCGCAAAATCGCCCCGCGCTATGCTCACGATGATGGCCGCCGCACCGCCAAGGGATGTGCCGAGCGTGCGAAACACGGCCCCGACTCCGAGGGCCACGACGTACAGGCCGCGCAGCACGTTGCCGAGCGTCTGCGCAATTTGGCGCAGCCGGTCGCCGGAGGTCATGGCCGTGAGAAACTGGTCGCCCAGGGCCGCCAGAGTGGGCAGCATCTGGGCCGCGATTTGCCGCCCAACACCCTGCACGCCCTGCCCGAGCAGGTCAATTGTGTCGCTGAATTGTTCCGCGTGCCGGATCGTCTGCTCGTCCATCGTAAGCCCGAGCCGATGCGCCATGGCGTCAAACTCGGCCAGGCCAGCGGCCCCAGCGTTGAGTAGCGGGATCATCTGCGTGCCGGACTCGCCAAACAGGCGCACGGCAATTGCAGCTTTGCCTGCGCCGTCCTCGTAGCTGGCAAATGAGTCCGCCACGTCGCCTAGCACATCCCGCGTCGAGCGCAGCGAGCCATCGGCGTTTTTCGTGGCCACGCCCATGGCTTGCAGCTCTTTGGAGCCGGTGCTGATGGCGGTGCTCAAGCGCGCCAGGGCAGGCCCCATCCGATCCGCCTGCATGCCGCCCAACTGAAATGCGAGCTGCAATCCCGAGACCTGCGCCGCCGTCATGCCGGTGATGGCGGATAGCTCTGCCAGCCGGTCAATCGCCTGGATGGATTTTTGCATCCAAGCGGCGATTGCCCCGACAGAGAACGCACCGGCCAGCATCCCGGCAACGCCCGAAAATGCGCCCTTTATGCGCCCGGCCAGGCCCCCAACCCGGCCTTGCAGGTCGGCCATTTTGCGCTGCACGTCCGTTATGTCGGCAAGCAGGCGGATGGTGGTCGATCCGGCAATCACGGCTTTGCCCCCATGGCTATCCGGTCGGCAAAAATGGCGGCGATCTGTTTGTCAATCGCCCCGTCATCCTGTGGCCGGTCGCTCAGGCGCTCGATGTAGTACGGGGGGCAGTCGTGCGCATCCGCCGCGTTGCTGGCCGCCAGATAGTCGCTGCTCAGGGTGCGGATCGCTCGCGCCTCCCACGCTGCGAGCTCTATGCCGGTGTTTTGCTGCCATGCAGCAATCTCGCTGTGCGAGAGCGGCACTGGCCCCATCGCGCCGTAGCCCACTGGGCCTGCGTCGAACAGATACCCGGTCAGGTATGCGGCTGCGCCTTCGGGCGGCAGACAGGGCTGCGCGCCCTTGGCCTCGATCTGCTGCAGCCTGCTCATGCGCGGGGCCTCTGGTTTGGTTGATGTACGGCTTTTGGTCTCGGGCGGCTTGGGTGCAGCGTGCAGCCAGGCCAACTGCTGCACGTAGGGCCTGACCTCGTCGATCAGGCCGCCGTAAAATTTGCCCAGTCCGAGACGGCCTTGCTCACCTGATCGGCAATGAATCCGATGGCCGGATCGGCATAGGCCGCCTCGAATGCGTCTGCGCTGCCCTTGTATTCCCACCCGTTGAAGCTCACGGTGCAGGCGGCCAGGAACGTGGCGTTTTCGCGAAGCTGATCTTCGGCGCTGAGCTTGACCTTGCCGCGTTTTGCCATCACGTCCATCAGCCGCTGGGTGCGCACAGCCTGGGCGCGCTGGTGCGCCTTGCTGCCGGGGCCGTAGATGGTGACGCTCAGCGGCTTGCCGGCCTCGTCTTTGAGCGGCGCGTCGTTTGGCCCGACCAGGTCGAGCGTGAACGTGTCTTTGGCGGCGATGGATGTGATCTCGAACATGTGGCTTCCTTGGATTTAGACGAGGACTTCAACCACGCCGACACCAGCGGCGCTCGATGTGATTTCAAGCTGCACCGTGGCAGATACGAGTTGATCGACCGAGCCAACACCGATTTTCCAGCTCATGACCTGAGCCAGAAAATAGTAGCGAGCGCCGTTTTGCAGGCGCACCTCGAACGAGTGGGCGGCGTCCGACAGACTCGCGGAGCGCATGAGCACCTGCCCGGCATCGGCGGTGTTGAGCGCAAGCGTCAGGCTCATCGTGCCCTCGTTGAACGAGCCTTTGAATTTTTGCGTTGAGCGGTTGCCGATCGGGCTGTGCGTGATGAGCGCGAACTCTCGCCCGAACTCGCCCAGATCGGTGATCTCGCCTACGCGAGGGTTTTGCGCAGCGGGAGTGGCTGGGAAAATCAGCGCATACCCGGCACCGTCAAACGTGGCAGGCATGGCGGCAGAGATGCGCAGCGTTGCGCCGGCAGCAGATTGGACAGACATGATGATGCTCCAAAAAATCAGGGTTAGGCGATGAGGCTCAGGCGACAAACGCCAGTGCCGTCATGGAATGCGTTTGTGACTCGAAACGTGCCCGCTGCGGGGCCGGTCAGGATTTGCAGCGGCTGGCCCTCCGGGGCCGGTGGCACTTGGGCAGAGCGCAGCAAGAAGCTCGGGGAGCTCCCCGCTGCCGCTCCGTAGCCGACCAGATCGGCGTTGTCGTAGCCCGCCTCGACGATGCCGCGCACCTCCACCGCGCCCAGCAGCGCACGGCTGCTGAACTCGGCAAAAAACGGGGCAAGATCGTCGGTGAACATGGCGTCAGGCGATGGCGTCAACCATGGTGGCAAACGATTCGACGTGCCGCACCGCTATATCAACCTCTTGCAGCGCGATCAGTCGCACCGCCCCGGTGTTGCTGGAGGTGTACGGATCGACGGTCAGGTCGAGCGTGCCCCACATGCCGATAACGAGGTCGGAAAAATTGCCGAAGATGATCGCGGACAGGTTGGTGCCGGTGCCACGTGTGAGGTTCGACGGCACCGCGTTGGTGACGGCGGCGCTGTAGCCGTTGACGGGGGTCGTGCCGTTCTCCCAGATGAACCCGTTTTGCCCGGTGACTTTGCTGGTGCTTTTCAGGCGGCCACGCACACGGGCATTGGTCAGGTATCCCATCGCGCCCACATCGGCATTGGCCGTGGCGACGCTGGTCTCGAGGTCAATCATGTGCTGCCAGTTTGGTGCCAGCCCGTTGACGCCGCCGATCACGCTTGGGGTGACGCGGGTCAGCAGGCCAGAGGGCTGCCCAGCCGCACCGGTGCCGTTGATGCCCGCTTGCTGGATCGCGAGACCCATGACCTGCGCCAGATCGCCCTGCACCATCGCCTCCACGTCGAGGCTCGATTGCAGCAGCAGTTTGCGGCTGATTTCGGACCATGCGCCAAGGGTGCGTGGGCTCATCGTCACCTGCAAAACGCTCAGGTTCGATTCTGCCGGTGCCACGTTTTCCGCCACCCAGTGAGTCGTTGCGGAGCCGGACAGGCGGGGGATGGCGATGTTGCCGACGAGGCCGGTCAGGAATCGCGTGCCCATGCCGGGCAGCACCATGGCGTTGCGCAGCGCCTCGATGAACGAACCGGCCAACAGGTTGGTCGCCACCAGGTTGCCGCCAGCGCTGGCAGTCCCCGCCACCAGGTCACGGGTCTGCACTTCGTAAGGCAGCATGAAGCCACGGGCCTGCTTGCCCAGCTTGACGGCCACGGCGTCGGAACACTCGCGCTCAAAAGCGGCGGCGCGCTGCGCGTTGGCATCGCTGGGGTTGGCCATGGCGTTGATGGCGCGCATCACGCTGTAGCGCTTGACCTCTTTCTTGTCCATGCCAATGTCGGCAGTGGGCAGCGGCTTGGAAGCCA